CCGTGCATTAAAGAGAAATGCATAGCGTACAAGGATGGAAAGTGCCTGAAATACGACAATGAAGTGGAGAGGGAAAATGAATATACCGGAGAAAATCGTGGAAGAAATCGAATCCATGAAAAATGACGCCTACGAAACCTTGAAGGAAGAAAAGCGGAGACACGGAGCAAGCAAAACAGCAGAAGAACTGGAAAACTATATTTATGGGTTGGCTTGCGCAGTAGATATTGTGGAGAAGTATGTGGACAAGGAGAATGTGGAATGAAAATTAAAGCGTGTCCATTTTGCGGATGCCGCGACAGAAGAGTCGGAATCCGGAGAATGGGAAGCAAAGGATATAGAGTAGTGTGCGGTGCTTGCGGAGCATCTGGGCCTTATGTGGCAATTAAGGCGTGGCGGGATGACAAGATGATTGCACAGGATGCAGCAAGACAAGGATGGAATAATAGGTGGGAGGAATAACATGGACATTTTAATCACAATCGCATTTCTGGCTCTGTACTACATATTGGGGCTGGGAACTGTGATTACTTTAAAGACAGGATTGGAAGAGGATGTAAAACTAGAAGGTGCGGATTACCTGATGGCTGCGGGATTCCCGATACTGTTATTTGTGGTGTTTTTGGATTGGATTGTGCGAAAGATAGTGAGGTGATGCAGGAATGACAAGAGATACCATGAAACGTAGAAAGGAAACGGCAGGAGTCATTCGAAAGATAGATGCACATGATATGGCTAAGCATGAGCCGACAGAGAACGCCAAGAAATGGATGAAAAGAAAGGCATACTCTGTGGAGGACTGCTTGAGAAAATGAGGAGTAGATACGAAAGGGAGTGTGATGGGTGATAACAGAAGCACGCATAAAGCGAATACATAAAAATAACATCAGAATGGAACGGCTAGCTGAATTGTATAAAGCACATAAATATGCGGCAATGTCATCCGAAATCAATATGAGCGGTATGCCATCGGGAAAAGGCGGGATAGATGACAGTATGAGCGATATTGATGATAGTGTGGATATTGAAGCAGAATATCGAGCACTATATTTCGAAAATGAGTTACTCATCAAGGAAGCGAGAAAATACATAAACCAGTTACCGGACAATATTCTACGCATGGTAATGGAATTGAAATATATAAACGGGATGGATGAATACGAAATTTCCGCAGAAGTTGGAGTGCCGTATAAGCAGTGCTACAGTATGTTAAAAGTGCACTGGAACAATGTATTCTAAATGTTATAAAACTATTGACATACAGTGTCTTGACTGGTATACTGAGAGAGTGAAAAAAGATAAAAAGCACTGTCACTTATGTGGTGGTGCTTTTTCTTATGCCGTGGCAAATGTAGGGCAGACAGGTTCGACTCCCGTTGTCCGGATTGTGGATAATTTCGATACTTGTAGCGAGATTAGATTTCCCATGGTTGTTATAGCCTATTTTATACAGTATAATTATTCCAGTATACTGAATAAAATGGAGGAAACAATTATGGCTGAAAAGATACACGATATTATTAGCGCAACAAAGGGGTACATAGGAGAAGTTTTGGTGGAAGAAGCAGCTCCAGCACTCGTAGGAGAGATGGTGCGCGGGACTGTTGTGGAAGCAGCAATAGGAGGAGCGGTAGGGGCGATATCGCCAAGAATAGGAGGCATTATGGTTGCGTATCAACAAAAGAGATGGGAACGTAACTGGGAAAAATATATTTACGATATATGCCAGAGACAAGAAAAGTTTAATGAAAGGTTGAACAAATTAGAAAATGCGGAAAAAGAAAAATTTAAGTCTGAAATTTTCCCACTTGTGTCAGATTTTGTTCAGAATACAAAACAGGAAGAAAAAATAAGTTTTATTGTAAATGGTTTGATGAATTTAGCTGAAAACTATTCGGGAAAAGACGATATAGTACTAATGTATTATGAAACATTAGATCAGTTAAGCTTAGTGGATATAAGAATGCTGAAATTGTATAGTTTTTCATATGTCGATGAAGAAAAAAATGATGATATATATCGTTTAATGAGAGAACATGAAATAGATGATTCACAAGCGAGTCTAATCAGAGAGAAGCTGGAGCGACTAGGGCTTTTACAAAATAGAAACGAAGAATACATGAATGAAAATCTTAGTAATATAACTAGTTATATTGAAGACCTTTCCAAAGGAAAGAAAAATCCTAAACTAAAGACATTGAAAAAGATTACGAGGGGGGAAAGGTATAAAATAACACCATATGGAAATAGATTCCTTAAATTCTTTTTAGGAGTATAGAAAGAAAATGTTCGAGCAGTGTATTTCAGAAATATAGTTAATGAATATGGTTGCCATTATTTCGAGCAGCAGTACTAAAAGATGTGTTGAATACTGATTATTTTAGGAGTAGAATAAAAGGAAAGCAAATGAATGGGGAAAAGAAATGGTTAGAACTATAGGCGATATGTCAGAAACTGAAGCAAAATTTTCTGTGGGCGATGATGAAGAAATTATAAGGTATATGAGTTTAAGTAAATTTATGAGCCTTTTAGTATTTAAGAAGCTTTTCTTTACAAATGTAAAAATCTTTGAAGATGCGCATGAAGGAGAAATACCAGCAGGCTTTTTCAAAGGTTGGGATAAAAACTTTGAAGAAGGGTATAAAGGTATCCAGTCTCATTTGAATTCTGTTAGGAATGTGTATGCTAATTGTTGGAATAAATTTAACGGTCAAGAATCGTATGCTTTGTGGAAAATTTACACAGATGAAGAATCAGGAGTAGCAATAAAAACAACAGTTGGAAAGTTGAAAAAAGCATTAAACGATAAAAAAATAAACGTATATGCAATGCAATATATGGATTCGTTTGAAAACAAAAATACTGAAGTTACATTTCCAAAAGTTGGATACAAATTCCAGGATTGTGAAGTGCAAACCCCTATTAGGGAGGTATACAAAATAAAGCCGTATAGCTATGAAGAAGAAATTAGAGCTTTATTTCTAGAATTTTCAGGTGAAGAGCCTGGAAAAAATGTGAGCATCGATTTAAACGAACTTATAGAATCAGTGTATGTTAGCCCGTTTGCAGGAGGATGGTTTGCGAATTTGATAAAAGAAACAATAAAAGTTTATGGGTTAAATGAAACTATAGTTGTATATTCAGAAATACCTGTAAGAAAGTAAGGAAAATGAGGCACTTCGGTGTCTCTTTTTCTATGTATTAAATTAACAGATTGAAAGGTGGTGAGTCCTATGACAGAAAAACAGAAAATATTTGCAGATGAGTACTTGATTGATCTAAATGCCACACGGGCTTACCGCGCGGCGTATCCGAATTGCAAAAAAGATAGTTCGGCAGATGCAGCAGCAAGAAAATTACTCGGAAATACTCGGATTCAAACATATATCACAGAACGAATGGAAGAACGGCAGAAACGAACGGAGATCACCCAGGACATGGTGCTACAGGAATTGGCTGCCATTGCTTTTTCCAAGGCTTCAGACTACGCGAAAGTAGTTGAGAAACAGGCTACAGCAGAAGTAGATGGAAATATTATTCCACTTGTAGGAGAAGACGGAGAACCGATTCTGTATCGGACCGTAGAATTGGAGCTTACAGATAACCTTACTGAGGAACAGCAGCGAGCCCTCGGAACGATTAAAAAGGGGCGCGATGGATTGGAACAGAAGCCCTGCGACAAGGTAAAGGCGCTCGAGCTTCTCGGCAGGCATTTAGGTATGTGGAATGACAAGCTGGATGTAGCAGGAGATATGGACATGAAGATTGTAGTAGACTATGGTGATGAAGATGAAGGAAGTTAATGTTGGATTTAACAGAAATTTTAAAGAATTCAATGAGTGTAAGAAACGATATCGACTGGCAAAAGGCTCTGCTGGATCCGGAAAGTCGGTAAACATTGCACAGAATTTTATCATCAAACTTGGCGATCCAAAGTATAAAGGTGCAAATCTCTTGTGCGTCCGGAAAGTAGACACAACAAACAAAGATAGTACTTATGCGGAGTTGAAGAGTGCAATATACAAGATATACGGAGATAAGGCTGGATTATTCTGGCAGATCAGAAGCAATCCAATGGAGCTGATATCTAAAGTAACTGGGAATAAAGTGATTTTCCGAGGGATGAAAGACGATGGACAGCGAGAAAAGGTTAAGTCTATCACATTTGATGTCGGAAAATTAACATGGATATGGATTGAAGAAGCAACGGAGCTATATGAAGCGGATGTCGATATTCTCGATGACCGACTCAGAGGTGACTTGTCATTCAATCCATTTTTGTATTACCAGATTACATTCAGCTTCAATCCAGTGTCAGCAACGCACTGGCTGAAGGCAAAGTATTTTGACATTAAGAGCGACGATGTATACACACACCAGTCCACGTACCTGCAGAATCGGTTCATAGACGAAGCATATCACCGGCGCATGATGATGCGTAAAGAACGGGATCCTGACGGATATCGGATTTATGGACTCGGTGAATGGGGAGAAACTGGCGGTCTTATCCTTACAAATTATGTGGTTGAGGAATTCGATACATCCCCAGAAAGATTCGATTACATGGTAAATTCACAGGATTTTGGATTCAACCATGCGAACTGTATCGGAGAGGTAGGATTTAAAGACGGAGAGATCTATTTGTGCCGAGAGTTGTATGTATTTGAAAAAGATACATCCGAGATCATACAGCTGGCCGAGGGAAAATTCCAGAAGAGAATTACCATGTATTGTGATTCTGCAGAGCCAGACAGGATTAAGATGTGGCAGAAAGCAGGATACAGAGCACGCCCGGTCAAGAAAGAGCCAAACAGTGTGAAAGCGCAGATTGACTACTTAAAGCAGCACACGATCCACATTCATCCATCCTGTACAAACACAATTAAGGAGATCCAGCAGTGGAAATGGAAAAAGGATGAGAAAACGAACACATTCACGGATGAGCCAGTGAATTTCTTTGATGATGCAATGGCAATGCTCAGATATTCTATTGAGCAGGAGAGAAAAGGCAAAGTGAAGTTAAAGACATTTAGAGGAGGAATATAAAATGAATGGGAAAAGACCATACAGATTGCCGGAACCGCTTTTATGTTCCGCTGATAAAGAAATCAATATGACATTGATAGACGAATACATCAGAAAGCATGAAGAGCGAATACCAAGGTACAGATACCTTGAGAATCTATACAAAGGATTCCATGATGTATTCCGTCTTCCGGAAAAAGAATCATGGAAGCCGGATAACCGACTGGCAGTGAATTTCCCAAGGTATATCACAGAGACCTTTTTGGGATACGCTTATGGGATTCCGGTTAAAAAATCGCACCCAGACGAAAAAATAAAAGATGCGATCCTTGAATTTGACCGGGATAACGATATCTCAGATCAAGAATACGAGCTGGCGAAGAAGTGCTGCATCTACGGACATGCTTTTGAGTATTTTTACCAGGATGAAGAAGCAAAGACAAAGACAGTAGTCTGCAATCCAAAAGAACTGTTTGTTGTCTACGATGATACCGTAAAGAGCCGCGCCCTATTTGCAGTGAGATATGGAAAAAAGGACGATAATGCAAGGTATGGTGAGATACTTACAAGGACAGAAATAATCCCATTCGATGGAGAAAAGATGCAGGAGGGCGTGCTGAACCCTTATGGGCGCATCAATTGCGTGGAATACGTGCTGAACGATGAGAGAATCGGTCTGTATGAAGAAGTTGCCGGCATGGTAGAAACATACAACCGAGTGATCGGAGAAAAGGCGAACGATGTAGATTCTTTCGCAGAAGCGTATCTTGCAGTGCTGGGCGCCGAACTGGACGAGGAAGGCGTTTATAAAATTCGCGACAACCGGATTATAAACCTTTATGGTACAGACAATGCAAAAGATATTATCGTGCAGTTTCTTGGCAAACCTACGGCAGACGGAACACAGGAAAATCTTTTGAATCGGCTTGAGGATTTGATTTATCAGACAAGCATGGTAGCGAACATCAGTGATGAATCTTTTGGAAATGCTTCTGGAACTTCCCTTGCGTATAAACTGCAGTCTATGAGCAATCTTGCGTTGACGTTCGACCGCAAAGCTGAAAAGTCCATGAGGAAACGGTATAAACTGTTTTGCTCTCTTGCAACGAATGTGTCAGATCGGGACGCATGGAAAGATATTGATTTTACAATGAGTAGGAATATCCCGAAGAATCTCTTGGAGGAAGCGCAGACAGCACAGGCGCTTGAAAGTATCGTGTCCAAGGAAACGCAGCTGCAGGTCCTCTCGATCGTTAAGGACGTTACTGAGGAAATAGATCGAATGGAGAAAGAGGAAGAAAAGAAGCAGGAAACAATCGTAGAGAAGCGGATGTTCGGAGGTGCGGCAGATGAGCAGCAGGACGTACTGGAAGAATAGAGAGGAAGAGCAGCGGAAGAAGAATATCAAGGATGAAGCTGAATACGCGAAAGAGATTGAGAGAATCTATCTGAATATGATGGATGAAATCCAGAAGGAGATCAATGGATTCTATACAAAATATGCAAAAGCAGAGGGAATCACAATTGCAGAAGCGAAGAAGCGAGTATCCAAAATGGACATTGATGCGTATAGCCGGAAGGCGGAGCAGTATGTAAAGGATAAGGAATTTTCGAAGGAAGCCAATGAAGAGATGCGACTATACAATGCAGCTATGAAGATCAACAGGCTTGAAATGCTAAAAGCAAATATCGGAATGCATCTTGTTGGTGGATTTGATGAGCTTCAGAAGTATTTTGACCAGATCCTGACAGAGAAAACACTGGAAGAATTTGAAAGGCAGGCTGGAATTCTTGGCAAATCCATTCAAAACAATGCGAAGATGGCACATTCGATCGTGAATGCTTCTTTCCACAATGCGAAATACTCAGACCGTATTTGGATGTACCAGGACATGATGAAAGCCGAATTGTCGAAGCTATTACAGACTGGTTTGATACAGGGTAAGAATCCGAGAATACTGGCAAGGCATCTTACCAAACTGTTTGGAGTAAGCCGGGAAAATGCAGAGCGACTGATGATAACAGAATTGTCTAGGGTGCAAGCAGAAGCGCAGAAGCAGTCTTATATCCGCAATGGATTTGATGAGTATGAGTTTATCGCAGAACCTACCGCCTGTCCGATCTGTAGATCGTTGGACGGAAAACATTTTAAAGTATCAAAAATGATGCCTGGAGAAAATGCGCATCCAATGCATCCTAATTGTCATTGCAGTACAGCAGCATACATGGATGATAAAGAGTATCGAGAATGGCTGGACGGATATTCCGAACATGGAATGGATTTTGAAACTTGGAAGAAGAGGGTTGAAAAGAAATCTACGTTTGATATAATAAAGGCAGATAAAACTGTCAGCGGACATTCCGGTACTCCTAAAATGGCAGAGGCAGGAATGGTAATAGATCACATTGGAAAAGATGGGAAAGTAGATGTAAGAGCTTTTTACGGAGAGTCGAAATTAAAATCTAAAGATATCCACACAACCGATCATGGGAATCCAAAGCAGCACCCTTACGGGAAAAACGGGGAGCATGTACATGATTATACATGGGGAGATGATGGAAGATTGAAGAATAAGACAACTCGCGAATTAAGTGAAGAGGAAAGAAAGGAAAATGGCGATATATTATGAATAAAGATGAAGTAAGACAAATTTTATCTGAGTGTTGCAATGATATTTCTTTCTCTTACAGAGGATTGCCATCAGGAGTGACAGTTGAAGTTCATAATTATGTTCCGACATATCAAGTATGGCATGGAGATGACGTGAAAGAGTATGATAATGTGGATGAAGTTATGAATGATAAATTTTATAGTGGAAAGTCATTAAACGATCTAGTAAAAGAGGTAGAAATTGATGTAATGTAATACCATCGGCTGAGTTGGCTGGTGGTATTTTTATACCCATTTTGGAGGTGATGTAATTTGATTGAAGCAAGAATTCGACCAGAGCGAATCGAAATCTCTGGACACGCCGGGTACGCAGAACCTGGAAAAGACATTGTTTGTGCTGGCGTTACGGCGCTTACGCAGACGCTGATCCAGTCGATTGATGACTTAACGGATGATGAAATAGAATACAGAATATCTCCCGGAAAGGCTGAGATAGAATACAGGAATCTGTCAGAGAAATCAAAAACTCTGGTGGATTCCTTTTTCGTTGGCATTCGCTTGATTGCCGATGAGTTTCCGGATTATGTAGCAATTATGTAATTCACGCCCAAGTCTTGAAGGCGTAAAAAGCTAGGGGAAAGGACCATGAAGAATGTCATTAAACTTTTAGGAGGTAAAGAAAATGAAGAGCAGGATGTTTAGAATGCTGCAGTTATTTGCAGAAGAAACCGTAGATCACACAGCAGAACTTGATGCGGTGAAAGATAGTGTTAATCCGGAAAACACATCTGATGATAGCGGGGAAGAAAAAAAGTACACAGACAAGGATGTGGATGCGATTGTAAACAAAAGATTCGCAAAATGGAAAACTGAGCAGGAACAGGCGGTAAAGAGTGCTAAGGAAGAGGCAGAAAAGCTGGCAAAAATGAATGCTGAGCAGAAACAGAATTACGAGATCGAGAAGTTGCAAAAAGAGAATGAAAAACTGAAGCAGGAGGCTGCAAAGGTTGAGCTTAGCAGAAGCGCCACAGGCATTCTTGCAGAAAAAGGAATTGAAGCAACGCAGGATGTTCTTGATTTTGTTGTAGGGAATGATGCTGATGATACGAATGCAAAAATTGATAAGCTTGTAAAAATCGTGGAATCCCAGCTTAAGAAAGCCGAGATTGCTAGAGCAACCGGAACCACACCAAAAACCATGACGAACTCAGGAAGCCAGTTGTCTGAATTTGAAAAGAGACTTGCAAAGTATAAATAAAGGAGAATGTGAAGATGAAGAACAGAGAATTTATGATGTTGCAGTTATTTGCGGCAGGAGACAATAATGATATGCCGGTAAGAAGCTACCAGCTTGAGTTTAAAAGCCTTTTGAAGGTAGTATTTAAAAAGATGTCTTATTTCGCGGATTTTTTCGTCGGCGAACTTGAGGTACTGGATGGAGTCAGAGAAAATGAAACAGCCTTTTATGTAAAAACATCAGACATTCCGGTTGTGGTTGGAACTGGGTACGATAAAACAGCTACGAAAGCGTTTGGAACGGGAACAGGGAACTCTAGCCGTTTCGGGGAGAGAAAAGAGATTATCTACGCGAACACGCCGGTTAATTACTCTTGGGGATGGAATTACCACGAGGGAATTGACCGACACACGGTAAACAATGATTTTGACGTTGCGGTAGCAGATCGTTTGGAACTGCAGGCGAGGGCTAAGACAAAGCAGTTTAACAAGCAGCACGGAAAATTTATTTCCACATCTGCCGGAAAATCCTTGGAAGTCACAGATTACACAGCGGACAACGTGCTGAAGCTGTTTAACGAGCTTTCAAAGTATTTTAACAACATCGAAGCAGTTGGAACGAAAAAAATTAAGGTTTGCTCCGATCTGTACAATGCCGTTTCGGATCATCCTTTGAATACAACTGCTAAAAACTCTACTGTAAACATTGATGGCAATGAAGTTGTGAAGTTCAAGGGATTCCTTGTAGAGGAGATTCCGGATGAGCTCTTCCAGTCCAAAGAATGTGCCTATGCATATATTGCCGGAGTTGCAAAAGCATTTACTGGAATTAACACAGCGAGAACGATCGAATCCGAGGATTTTGACGGAGTAGCTCTGCAGGGAGCTGGTAAGGCTGGAGAATTTATTCCGAATGACAACAAGAAAGCTGTAGTTAAAGTGTCGGTGGGGTAGTACCCACTGACAATACCGCCTTGATTGGCAGTGGGAAGATCGGAAAGGCAAAAGTAGGAAAAGCGAAATAATATAACGGAGGTAGTAGATATGGCGTATTCTAAAAAAGATTGGGTAGATGGAGAGACAATCACGGAAGCATCAATGGATAACATCGAGAATGGTGTAGCTGCAAATGACGCGAAAAATACACAGCAGGACGGAAAGATCACTGAATTAGAAGGGAAAATAGTGAAAGCAGTTGCCGGATCTAAAGATGGTTTGATGTCTAAGGAAGATAAAGCGAAACTGGACGGAATTGCAGAACAGGCGAATAAATACAATCTTCCTGCGGCGAACAAAACAACGCTGGGTGGTGTGAAACAGATGGCTTTGATTGCAGATTTGTCGACAGAAACAGCGACTGACCTGAAAAACAAAATCAATGCGATTCTTGCGGAGATGAAAAAACAGGGGATTATGGCGAATTCGTAAGGAGTTGAAATTGAATGTTGGATGATTTAAAAATTCTTCTGGGAATTGACGTTTCCGATAGGGATTCCGATGAAAAGCTTTTACTGATTCTGGAATCTGTGCGAAATCGTTTGAAACTGCTTCTTGGCGGCATGGAAGTGCCATCGAGTATGCAGCATATCGTTACGGATGTGGCAGTGATCCGGTTTAACCGCATTGGCTCTGAGGGCATGTCCGCACATAGCGTGGCTGGAGAAAGTACTACGTACAATGAAAATGATTTTTCCGCCTATATGGACGAGATACAAGCGTATCTTGACTCTGTAGACGGGGTAAAACGTGGGAGGGTGCGATTCCTATGAGGTATGATAAAGCTGTATATTTTCAAACGGTAGAACATGGAGCGTACAATCCAGATACTGGTGATTACGCAGATGACCACGTGACGGAAGTGAAGAAGTACGGAAGTGTTTCAGACACCGGAACAGAAACGATGAGCCTGATTTATGGCAGCATTAAACAAGGAAGTCTTACAATTCAATTGCAGACTCATTATACAGAAATATTCCACCGGATCAGAGTCGGAAGGAAAGTGTACGGAGTGGATTTTGAGCGGAAACTTCGAACAAAGCATGTGTTTGTGGTGTCGGAGGTGCAGTGATGGCAGGTATTAAATTTAAAGGAATCGCAAAGCTGGATAAAGGTTTGAAGAAAAGAATGGATCTGAATGCAGTTAAGACAGTTGTCCGAAAAAACGGAGCTGATATGCAAGCAAAATCACAGAGAAATGCGCCGGTTGATACCGGGACTTTGAAGCGGAGTATAGGTCTTGATTTGTCAGATAATGGGATGACTGCGACTGTGGAACCTACTGCGGAGTATGCTCCATATGTGGAACTCGGAACACGATTCATGGAAGCGCAGCCGTATTTAAAACCCGCATTTGAGGAACAAAAGAAACAGTTTGAAAAAGATTTGCAAAAGCTTGTGAGGTGAGATATGGATCCACAGCAAGAATTATTTACAAAATTACTTACAGAGATAAAAGCATTAGGATATGACGTATATGACGGCTTCTTACCGCCGGATGGTACGCCGTATCCTTTTGTGTATCTCGCAGACAGCCAATTGATCGATGATGCAAATAAGACCGCTGTGTTTGGCAGTGTCCATCAGACAATTCATGTCTGGCACAACAATCCAAGACAGAGGGGAACGGTATCAAAAATGCTGTTGGCGATCAAAACTACATGCAGAAAACTGGATCATACAGAAAATTTTGCATGGGATGTTCGGAATGTAAACCAGAGGATTCTTCCGGATACAACAACAAAGCAGCCTCTTTTACACGGGTTGCTGGAAATAGAATTTAGTTTTAGTTAGAGAGAGAGGAGAAAAAGCATGTTTAAGACAGGTTTACAGTTATTTGCAGAGGCGGTATCTGGCAAGAAAATTGTCTATTTGTACCGACTTGCAGGAAAAGCAAAAGAAGAGGCTGCGAAAAATCTTGCGTTTACGACAGAAAATGGAAGAACAAAAAGCAAGGATGCAGACTCTACGGCAACGAAGGACGGAACAATTCGCACACCCGGGGCTGCGGAAACAGAAATCACAGCTACTGCTATCCTTGCGAAGAAAGATAAGTTAATCTCTGAGTTAGAGGACGCAATGGATTCGGATGAGTTGCTTGAAATCTGGGAAGCAAACCTTGAGGATCCGGCAGAACCTGGTCCGAATAAGTTCAAGGGCATGTATTTCCAGGGATATCTCACGGAATTTGAGATCACATCCTCGGCAGATGAAAATGTAGGGGTGTCTCTTACTTTTGGTGTTAACGGCTCCGGAAAACGAGGGGATGTTACTGTAACTGCACAGCAGCAGGAAGTAGCAGCTTATGTGTTTAAGGATACGACACAGGAATCGTAACCCCCTCTGGTGATACTGCCTTGATTAGTAGAGGGAGAATTTGTAAGGCGAAAAACGGATGATTATGTACATAGGGGGCGGTAAAACCGCTCTCTTTTAATGGAGGTAAAAAATATGATGGAATTAACGATTAACGGACAGGTGTACCAGTTTAAATTTGGAATGGGATTTTTGAGAGAAATCAACAAGCAGACAAATATGCCTGTGGATGGATTGCCGGGAGTGAAAAAAGATGTAGGATTCCGATATGCGCTTATGAACTTAATAAATGGTGATCCGGATGCATTGGTAAACATTCTTGATGTTGCGAATAAAGGGCAGAATCCGAGAGTGACAAGAGGTCTTTTAGATGAGTATATCGACGATGAGGACACAGATATTGATGAACTTACAGAAACAGTAATGGGTTTCTTGAAGAGTGCCAATGCTACGAAAAAAGCTACAAAAGAGATTGTGGACGCTGTGGAGAAAGAGAAACAGAGAATGGAAGAGGAAGAAGCGAAGAAGAGAGAGCTGATGATGTAGATTTTGAAGAATCCTACAGAGAGGCGGCGTTGAATTGTTTCCGATATCTTGGCTTTAAAAGCTTTGAAGAAGTGGATAGGTTGACAATTCCAGAATACACCCTGCTCATGGAGGCTGTGCAGCTAAGAGAAGTAGATAAGGACTATCGAAATCATCTGCAAGCGTTCCTGAATTTTGTTGTGAAAGCAGAGAAAAAGGTTGGAAAGAATAGGTCGAAACCAGTTTATCAGAGATTCAGAAAATTCTTTGATTACGAAAAAGAAGTAGATTGCGTGAGGAACCGAAAGCAAAAAAATGAAAGATTAGACATAATCGGCAGAATGATGAAAGGAGAGTGATGGCATGGCAGAAAGTTTTTCCGTAAAGGCAATATTATCTGCGCAGGATAAGGGATTTACGTCTGCTTTCAAATCTGCAATGGGCACTGTGAGTAATCTGAAAAGCACGCTCACGAGTGGAATCGGATTTGGAATCATGGCCGGAATTGGACAAAAGGCATTTGGTGCTGTCACATCCAGTATTGGCGGTATGGTGTCGGAATTAAATTCTTCCAGTGCTGCATGGAAAACATTTAACGGAAACATGTCGATGGTTGGCAAAGGCGCTGACGAGATTGCATCTGTAAAAAAGGAATTGCAAGAGTTTGCAGAAGATACGATTTACAGCGCATCTGATATGGCGAGTACTTATGCTCAGCTGAGTGCAGTAGGTATTAAAAGCACGAACAAGCTTGTAAAGGGATTCGGAGGGCTTGCGGCGGCAGCTGAGAATCCAAAACAGGCAATGAAAACTTTAAGCCAGCAAGCTACACAGATGGCAGCGAAACCAACAGTTGCTTGGGCAGACTTTAAACTTATGATCGAACAGACTCCGGCTGGTATATCGGCAGTCGCAAAAGAAATGGGCATGACTACCACGGAGCTGGTGCAGAATGTGCAGGACGGAAAAATCGCGACAGAAGATTTCTTTGATGCTATCGCAAAAGTCGGCACAAATGACGCATTTACGAAGCTTGCTACAGAGTATAAGACTGTAGATCAGGCAATGGATGGTCTGACCGAAACAGTAAGTAATAAGCTGGCACCGTCATTTGATGTTTTATCCGGTCGAGCAATTAAATCTTTGGACGGGATAATTAATAAAATTGGAGATCTTGATGGAGATGCAATCGCAGGAAAATTAACTGGATTTCTCGATAAAGCAAGTGGGTACTGGAATGTTTTAAAAACAGAAGCATTAGAAGTGAAGAACGCTTTTGGAGATGCTTTTTCCGCAATTGGAGAAGATCTCGGAAAGATTACAGGTGCGTTTGGCTCCACGGAAAGCATCAGTTCTTTCGCCGGTGTAATGGATTCCGCGAGCGGGGCTCTGCAAACATTTGCCGGATTTTTAGAGGATCATTCTGAAACTATCGCGAAAGTGATTCCTCAGATTCCTAAGCTTGTCGTTGCATATAAAGGCTTTAAGATTGCAAAAAGTGTTGCCCCGTTTGTAGGTGCATTCACCAGTGCGATTGCAGGTCTTGCCGGCGCAGGGATTAGTGCGATTGCCGGAAAATTGTTTGGAATCTCTAAGGGGCAAGAAGCAGTAGGTAAAAGCAGTGCTTCAAGCTCCAAGAAAATGCTTGCGTCCGCTAAAGCATTCATGATGTTGGGTGTCGGAGTTGCTTTGATTAGCGGTGGATTTTTCTTGTTGGCGCAAGGTGCAAAAGCAGTGGCGGATTCCGGCCCTTTGGCAGTAGCAGTACTTGCCGGCATGGTTGGTGCAGTTCTAGCATTAAGTTTTGGATTTATGAGTTTTTTGAAAAACATTAAAACTTCTCCAGCGAAAATGAACGCGGCGTCTAAATCGTTCACGAAGATGGCTTTCGCAGTGTCAGCAGTAGTACTTTCTTTAGCTGGTCTCGCGCTTGCGCTTACACCTCTAGCAAGCCTCGGAGATACGGCTGTTGCTCCGCTTGCTGCATTCGGAGTTGTTGTCGGTGGTTTAGCAATCATACTTGGAACTATGGGAAAGAAACTGCAGGAAAGTGCAGTTGGCATTGCGGTGTTTGCTGGTGCGGTATCAGCAATGGCATTATCCATGACACCTCTTGCTAAAACTGGTACAGATGGTGCTATTGCAATGGGGACATTCGGAGTTGTTGTCGGTGGTTTGGTCGCCGTATTTGCGGTATTTGGGACGGCTCTGACAGCTGCTATACCAGCGATGCTTGCTTTCGGCGCAACCATCCTTATGGTTGGTGCTGGAATGTCTCTGGCAACGCCTTTTGTTGAAGCGCTAGGAAGCGTAATTCAAATACTTGGAGATGTTGTTGTTCAAGTAATAGGGGTAATCACTGGTGCTATCGTAGCTATCTTCCCAATATTCGGAAATTTTGTGTCAACTGTTTCTGATTCAGTTAGCCAAATAGTATCAGTTGTTGGCAATACACTTGTAAATATTTTTAAAACTGCCGGGGACATCATTACAGGTGTTATTGATTCATTAGGGGATGGGTTTAAAAAAGTCACAGACGGGATTTCGAAAGTTATAGATTCAATTAGTGGTGGATTTTCCAGTGTTTTGGATTCTGTTGCTGGAATCATTGACTCAATCGGAAACTCTGCCAAAAATGCTGGCAAAGGATTCGAGAGCGTAGCTGACGGTATCAACACGATTGCTAGTCTATCTATTGTAGATATAGCAAAGGCACTCGGATCGGTAGCTATTGGTCTCGGAGAAATTTCTGCAAAAGGAAAAGGAATTGGTACCGTTGCAGATGGACTTAACGGAGTTATTGGAGCAATTACAATTGCATCGGCGCAGATTTCAATGTTTTCAGGAACTCTTACGCAACTAAATTCAACGGCCGTTCAAATTCCTACTAGCATGGCTATGATTAGCGGAGCATTAGCAAGTTTTTCAATTCCTGTTATAGATACTGGCAGTATCATGGCAGCATTTGCTTCTATTAGTGCAGGTGCGGAAGTGCTGGTAGCACAACTGGATTCTTCAGCCGCGAAAGCCGGGGCGCAATTTTCAAAAGCGCTTACTAACGGTATGAATTCAGCTGCTAATTCCGTGCAGCGTGGTGTTTCTAAAATTACGTCATCTGCTAATAAACTTATTTCAATGCTGACGAATATTGCAACGCAGGCAATGAGCCAATTTAATTCCGCTCTATCCTCCGGTGCAAGTAGGGCAACTTCTACGGCGAGATCAATGTCAACATCCATTTTGTCAGCACTTAACAGCACTTCATCTGGTGCTTATTCTTGCGGCGTGTATATTGGACAGGGACTTGCAAAAGGCATGGCATCTACACTTGGATATATCAGATCAGTTGCGGCACAAATGGCTGCGGCTGCAGATGCGGCAGTCAGGGCAAAAGCGAAAATCCACAGTCCGTCAAGAGTATTTGCCGGGCTGGGTGTCTATGTAGGAGAGGGATTTGCACTTGGAATTGAGTCGATGTCCAGAAAGGTTGCAGAAGCTACGCAGAACATTGTGGAGATCCCAACATTATCCACAAACATGAGAATGCGCTTTTCCGGTGCCGGAGATTACGAACTTTCCGGCGATCACTCTTACAGAAGCAATGCAACTTATACTATCGTTGTTCCAGTCGAGTATAACGGCAGAGAAGCAGCGCGTGTTACGGCAGAATTTACGCAGAAAGAGCTGGAAAGCCGAGAGAGCATGAAGATGAGACTGAAAGGAGAAAGAAGCCATGTATGAGTTTGTGGATACAAATAAGGCGGGGAGCGAAAACTCCCTGCCAAGTGAAGCCCTGCAAATTGATGGAGAGTACATCGAAAATCTGATCGATGGATACCGAACCTTATATGTGAGTGGTCGTGAACTTTTGGAGTCCGAAATCACGGACAGGGAGATTGATGGAATTAGCGGATCAGAGTATTTGTATAGTCGTATCTCAACAAGAGAAATCACGATCGGATATCAGATGCTCTGCGCATCTCCGATGGAGTTCCGCGAAAAATTCAACAAACTTTCCAATATTTTAAGTAAAGAGCAAGTAAAGCTGATTTTCGCGGATGAGCCGGATAAGTATTTTGTTGGCACAAAATCGAATGTCGGAGATATAGAGCCGGGAAGATTAAGTGTGAAAGGCGAATTCACTTTCTATTGCTGCGACCCGTGCAAGTATTCTCTCGCAGAAAAACAGTTTTCTGGTATCCAACAGAACGGCTACCAGACAATTACCATCCAAAACAACGGCACCGAATGGGCGGATGTGGACTATGAGATCACGCACCAGCACGAAAACGGGTTTATTGGATTGGTAAGCCAGTATGGAGTGATCCAGCTCGGCAAGCAAGAAGAGGCGGACGGAGAGAATTACGAAGCATCTGAAGAACTGTTTAACGGTTACAGTCTGTTTCAAGACGATCACGGTACCTCTTATCAGAATCCGGAAAACACCACACAGGGAACGCTCGAAGTCAAGAATGTTGCCGGATATAACGTCATGGCATTAAAAGGTGGACAGGCAACATCCGGATTCTGGAACGGTGGAATGAAAACACTTACTATCCCGGTTGACAGTGAGGGTAGACGTGGAGCGAAGAACTTTTACTGTTACACGCAGCACTGGTTCGAGACTGGATTGATGGGACAGACGGGAGCGCAGACCATTGCATTTCTGACTGGAGATAACAAGGTGATTTGCGCCATGTCTATTAACAAGAGTGATGCCGCGGGAAATACGGCACGTATCGAGTGGTTCGCCCCAGGAAACACCTTGCTCAGACGGGAAGAGTTCCAGCCGACAGCCTACGAGGGCAATCCGTTTAACCTAAAAATGGGATGCCACAACGACTTTTTAAAAGAAGGAGAAAAGCTGCGGATTTTCTGGTATGGAAGTTATATGGAGCGAAACATACCGGAAATAAAGGACATGGAATGCGAAAAAATCCAGATTTGGATTGGACAGTGGGGAGACAGAAACCTCACAAACCAGTACGTCACACACAATTATTTAAAAAGCATCCGATTCCGGAAAGACAATGTTGATAAGTATAAAGATGTGCCGAACCGGTATCGTGCCGGAGATGTGGTGTCTATAGACGGGGAGAGTACAAAGGTCTATGTAAACGGGATGCCGGCAAAAGGAGATGAGATTAATGGATCCAATTATCCGAAAGTTCCACCGGGAACAACGGAAGTCCAGTTCTGCTACTCTTCCTTTTCTTCTCCACCGCCGCAGATTAAAGCGAAAATACGGGAGGTATATTTGTAATGGATAACATCAGAATTGCGATTTTAAGCGCAAATAACACGCCAGTAGCGTTTATGGACAACGGGCATAAAAAGTCCATGCACTACTGGAATGATGAGCTGCACGAATATTTACAGGGAGCGGCGAATACCTATACTTTTACGGTAAATGCAAAACATCCAGACGCAGAGCATATTACAGTCGGAAACAAGGTGGCATTTACCCATAAAGGCAGATCGTATTACTTAAATATTGTAAATACCGATCAGACGGAGAAGACAATTACCGCTGCGGCATGGTCACTGTCGTTTGAGCTTATTAACGAGGATGCTGGAGAATACAAAGCTGGAAAAGCAATGAGCTTTGAAGAGTACCTTGCCGTATTTGATGCTGAGAGAACGCTAAAATTGGGGCTCAACGAGGTATCAGACAAGAGAATTACCAACGAGTGGACGGGTACAACGTCCGTATTAAAGAGATTATTCTCCCTGGCTAATGTCTTTTCTGCGGAGATCGAATTTGAGACAGTACTGAACAGAGACTACTCTTTAAAAGAGATTGTCCTAAATGTATATCGGAAAC